GCGAGCACAGGTGTGCCGTGTTGTTGTAGTCAGGCCAGCCGAACTCGCCCTTGGACTCGCGGTAAATCTGGACCATCTCGCAGTAGTGTTTGAGCTCGAGGTCTTGATCGTCGGGCTGGGTTAGCACTACGCCCACCGCAAGTATCAGTATCACAAACACCGCCGCACCCATCAGCTGCGTTACTCGCACTAAGTAATAACTGTTCATTTAACACTCCGTAAATGCTTAGGCACCGGAGCCTTCACCTTTTGCAGAACAACGTTGTATCCGAGCACTCTGGCAACCGGTGCCAGCTTGTCTATCCTCGGCGCGCCTGTCTTGCCGGACTTCCACGCGTATAGGGTCACCCAGTGGCATCCTGCTTGAGAGGCAATATCCCGCAGCCCCTCGTCACTGTACTTCCATAGCTCGTGGATCATGTCGAGGAATATCGCTTCACGGGTATCTTCATTAAGTTTCAGCTTGATCATGACTGCCTCCAAATGCGGATGCCGTCACCTTCTCGGCGCGCAACGAACGTGCGTCCGTTACGATCCCCACAGCTCTTCGCTGCGCGGTACGCCTTGCCGTTGATCTGCTCATTGGGGAAAAACACACTGTCGCCCACCGACATGCGTACAAACGGGTACTTGGTGCTTCGACCGCTGCTCGGCAGCGGAACATCTTTTTCAATTTCCACAGGTAATATCCTCTCGATAAGCAGGCCAGCCGAACGCACCCTGCGAGTCGGCAAACAACGTCACCATCTCGCAGTAGTGCTCTTCTTCGAGCAGCTGCTGATCGTAATCGGTGTTTCCCACAAGGGTAAAAATAAGCAGAAGTGCTGCTAGACCAACTATTGTTTTCATTTCACACCCAACCATTAATGTTTACTGAAGCCTCAGTATAATAGTTTTATATTCACTGTCAAACTATTATTATACATTTATTGTTGCGGTGTACGCCCTCTTCCTTGGGCAACGGCGGGTAGGTAACGTCAGTCGTCTAGGTCAACGACATATGCAACTTGTGTTTTGTCATTTTTGTAGACCTGCCGAATTTCCGAGGCTTTAACCGGGTCGGTCTTCGCCAACAAACGACAATATTCGTTGACGATAATTGCGCCTGTAATGCGAACCAGCGGCGTGTTGTAAAACTCCGCCAGCTCACGCAGCATGTAGTAATGCTCAGGCCGCGCCGCGATGGCGGTGTAGTTCTTCTTTATCTTAGACGTAGCCCGTGCGCCCCGAACCCTTGGGACTTTGCGTATCCGGCTGCGCACCCTTTTGCGTCTGGGCTTTTTTACAACCTCGTCGCTTACGATTTTTTCCATTTTGATTTACTCGTCATTGCTAGTTTGTCTACCTGCGCCTCACGCATCACATCGATGATCGATTTCGCTTTCACAGGCTCCGGTGTTGGCTCGGGTAGCGGCTCGGCCTCTGCGTCCTGCGTGCCCTCTTCATCATCCAACTCATCACTCTCGTGATAGTCCTCACGCCAAGCCTCCTCACCAACAAGATCTTCGGCGATGGGTGTGACGTCAATGATGGATGATGGGTCGCCGTAGAGCATCTTGATCTCCTCCAGCTTCTTCTTCACCTCCTCCACACTCATCGAGTCAATGGTGCCGTGGCGAATCTCTTTGCGATCCACGTAGATCGTCCCCAGTGCCTGACCCCTGCGGTACTCCGCCTGCACTGCAGCAGAGTAGTTGCGAGCCTCAATCGCCTTGTCGCGGATGATCTGCAGGTCTCGCATGTGCCGCTCAATCGTTGTCCCGTAGCGTTCCGCAATCTCATTACGGTACTGCTGAATCGCAGCAACGATGTGGGGGTTCTTCTTGGGGTCAGTCAACGCAAAGGCAACGGCATTAGCGTCTTTCTCATCGTACCCCGCAGCAACGGCTGCCTTGCGCAAAGAGTAGGTGCCTTCTCCATCAACCAACGCGTGTATGAACCGCCAGTGCTGCGGACTCACAACGCGTTTTTGCTCAGACAACGGCTCGACTTGTGCGCTAAGTCTTTTTTGAAGAGCACTGTCTTGAAGCTTGGTTTTTCTTAGCGGCGACTTGTTAAACAGCTTCGCCATCCGCTTTGTTGGTGTGTCCATAATTCAACCCAATTAATATAACAATAAATATAATATGCTCCAGAGCCCGAAATCACAAGCGTTGCTCACGCTTTCAAAGCCCTTAAGAGGTCACGTTGGCTCGCATCTTTGCTCGCCAGCACCTGCAGCACCCGCTCATCAATGCAGCCTTGGGCAACGATGTGCACTACCCTCACCGGCTTGGTTTGCCCCTGCCGGTGCAGACGGGCGTTAAACTGCTGGTACAGCTCCAACGACCACACCAGTCCGAACCACACGCACAGCGAGCCACCCGCCTGCAGGTTCAAGCCGTGGCCGGCACTGGCCGGGTGGGCGAGCAGCATCTTAATCTCGCCCCGGTTCCAGCGGTTGATCGTCTCTGGGTCTTTGTCCAACGTCACCGCGTCTGGGAACATCGCCACGATGCGCATGAAGTCGGTGCGGTAGTTGTAGGCAACCAGCATCGGCTCATCGTTGTTCTCGACAAGCTCCTTGAGCGCCTCAAGTTTAGCGTTGTGAATCTGCGTCCAGTTCCCAAGGGCGTCGGTGTACGTTGCGCCGTTGCACCACTGCAGCAGCTTGTTCGCCAGCACCGCAGCGTTGACCGCCTCAACCTCCTCACCGCTTGGTAGCGTTGCAAGCAGCTGCTTCTCGAAGCTGTCGTACTTCGCCTTGATAGATTCGGGCAGCGCAACCCATTCTATCAAATCTATCCGCAGCGGCAGCTCAAGGTAGTCGTCAGCCGACATGCTGATACACACATCAGCAATCAGATCGTGAATCTGCTCGGCTGCGCCCTCTTTAATAGTCCACCTGTACCCCATGTAGTCAGGCTCAAAAAACCGCTGCTTGTAGCCGGTTAACGTGCGCCCCAAGCGCACCCCGAAGTCCACAAGGTACATTTGTGACCACAGGTCGAGCAGGCCGTTTGGGGAGGGTGTGCCGGTGAGCAGCACCATGTAATCGGTGTCGGGCAGGATCTTTTTCAGAGCCTTCCAACGCTGCGCGCTGCTGCTCTTAAAGCTGCTCGATTCATCGACCACCACCGCATCGAACGGCCATGCGCGGGCGTAGTGCTTGACCAGCCACGGTACGTTCTCACGGTTGATGGTGTACACGTCAGCGGTTCGCTGCAGCGCACTGATGCGCTTTCGCTGCTCCCCTGTACACACACTCACCTTCAGGTGGCGAAGGTGCTCCCACTTCTCACACTCCTGCTGCCAGACGCTGTTTGCCACCCGCAGCGGGGCAATCACCAGCACCCGCTTGACCACAAAACCGTCAAGCAGGTCGCTCGCCGCGCTCAGGGCACTGGTCGTCTTACCCAAACCCATATCAAGCAGCAACATGCAGCGTTTGTTATTCTTTATGAAAGCGATCGCTTTGTTTTGGTACTCATGCAGATCAGATTGGGTAAACAAGGTCGATGCCCTCTAGTGAGTCAATGACCCAGACGGTGCAGCCCAAGGCGCGCCGTCTGGCGTGGTCACGGTGTTGTTTCTCTGTGGGTACTTGACCCGGTCTTTTACACTCAACAAACTCAACGCGGTTACCCGGCAGCGTCACCAGCCGGTCGGGCACCGAGCGTTTGGCGGGGCTGGTGAACTTCTCACAGGTGCCCCCTAACAGCTCAATGCGTTTAACCAACGCCTTCTCTATGTCACGCTCAAGCATCGCGATACCCCACTTCACACAGTAGTTTCTCAGCCGCCGCAAGGTACGATCGATAACACACATCGTCTGGGAAGGTGTCCGGCAGCTGCATCAGCGGTCTAGCCCCCGCCGACTTGGGCACACGGTTGTTGTTGATGTTGTAATGAATACACTCGTCTGAGGCAACCGAGGTTGACAGGTAGAACCTCACCGCCTTGCCGAGCAGCTCGCCGCGCCACTTGGCACCGCCCTTAACCTGACGCACGGTGCAGAACTTCGTTATGTCCCCACACTGCGTTATCGTCTTCTCGATCGACTCACCCGTGGCGATGTACGCGGCCACCGCCTCGTAGACAATCACTTGGTCTGGGTTCTTCTGCAGCCCACCCGAGGCGAAGCAGCCCTTCCCCTTGGTGGTGCCATCGTGCTTAACCGCAATGTAGTTGTTCACGTCCCTGCTGGCGATCGCCGCGTAGTTGGTGCATTCAAGTGGGTAGCTCGTGTCGAGCATCCAGTCCCACATGATCTGCTGCACCGTGTCCGACTGGTGCTTTTTGTGGTGGATGACGATGCCGTCTGTGTTAGCACTGACCACCCGAACACCCACCGCCTCCAACCGCTCAATCAGCATCAGCAGTGCCAGCTGCCCCGTCAGGGTTGTCTGGATCAACAGGTCTGGGGCGTAGAGCGCACTGTACTTGCTACCCAGCTTGCCGAAGCTGCCGTTGACCGCAATCTTCAGCGTGTCGGCCACCACCTTGTCGCCGCGCTTCTTCGCCGCAAGTCTGCGCTCAACAATGGACTGGTACACCTTCAGGAACGGCGCGCCCAGCGACTTAGGGGCAAGACGCTGTTGCAGTATGATGTTGGGGTAGTAGCTGGCAACGTCCCAGTCACAGAGCATCTCGTCCTCGGCGCAGCGTATGAACTGCGCCGACTCGCACGAATGCAGACCCCCGATGCCCATCTGGTAGGACGCACCGCCTATCTCAATTTTGGTATTACGCAGCCACGCAGGCATCACCACCGAGCCGCTTGCACCCATGCAGAAAAGCTCAGACAGGACGGCCTTGAACACCTTTTTCAGCTGCGGTGTTTTGAACGTGACGATGTTGGGGTCAAGGTAACGGAAGGTGTAGTTCTCCGGCAAGTGTGGGGCTTGGTACTCCTTGCCGGTCATGTTAGTCAGCTCCGACTTGATCACCGTCTCAGCAATCTGCGCGTCCGACTTACTGCGCAGATCCATCCCGTACTGCTGCGACATCTCGGCGCGCAGCGCAATCGCCTTCTCAAGGGTGCGGTAGAGCCGCTCAGTGGTATCAAGGTCGTTGATGCAGTACTCGCGCATTATTGATCTGAGTGATACCCCGATGCTGTCCTCGGGGGCGATGGGCAGGTCTTGAAGCTTAGGCGCATGCATGCGGCCACCGTAGATCTTCAGGCTTACCCTGCCGGGGGAGACGTCCATCAAATCGATGTGATCCCACGCCTCGGGTATTGCAATACCTTCGTCCCTGCACACCTTCCAGCTGGGGTAGCCGCTCTTGATGATCTTGTCGGACAGGCGT